ATGATCAGGGCGGAAGCTATTTCGCCGTCGCAAGCCAGATTCTGCGCGCTCGGGGCATTCTCAAGCCAGGGCAGGAGATAGCGGGCATCATCTACAATTTCCTGCGCCGCACGCCTGGCGACGACCGACCGCAGAATGCGGCTGGGCAGTACCTTAACAAGCCTACGAAGAACCATTACATCGAAGCGCTGACAGGCATAGACGGCTGGACCGAGCCCGTGCTGCGCAAGATGAAGCTAGACGACCTTGATTCCATAGCTGCCGCCAATCACATGGTCGTCGGCGGCGATGTGAGCAAGAGCCAGCCACCTCCGCCATTCGTGCGCGAAATCGTGCTGCGCAGCCGTGCCGAGCAGCGCAAGCAGCTTGATCGCATTGCTGACGAGGTTCAGTGGATGAATGCCGTGCGGAATGGTACACTGCCAGTTATTAAGACCCCGACCAAGGATTGCCCGCGGTGTCCGTTCTGGATTCCGTGCCAGCTAGACGAGCGCAGTAACTACGCAGAAGCCGAATCAGTTCTGCGCTCGGATTACTACAAAGTCGACCCATATGAGGACACGAGGAAATCAGCATGAGCATTTACGACCAGATGCGCGAACTGGCTGCACGCCTTAAGAAGCAGGTGCACGATAAGGAAATCACGGTGGACGAGGCCACCGACGAGCTATTCGCGTTCATAACCAATAACGAAATCCAGATCACTCGCGTCGCCGCCGAGGGCATGGTGACCGACAAGCCGCAGCCGAGCATGTGATGAAGAATCTGTACCTGGCCGCGCACTACGCTCGCAATGCGGAAATGCGTCGCTACCGCGATATTCTGCATGCCATCGGCTACGTCGTCACCTCTCGGTGGATAGACCAGCACGGCGGATCTCTCACTGAAGCACTAGGCGAGCAGGAACTGAATGGCGATCCGCGGATCGGCCTGCCCTATGCCCTGAAAGATATTGAAGATATTCAGGCAGCCGATACCGTGGTAAGCTTTACCAATGGAAAAGGACGTGGCGGAAGGCATGTTGAATTCGGCATCGCATGGGCATACGGCAAGCGACTGATAATCGTAGGCCAGCGCGAGCACGTGTTCCACTGCGTTCCGGAAGTGACGCAGTATGACGAATTCGACCAATTCCTAGCCAGCCTCCGGATCCTGACATAGGCGCGACAACCTAGGAGCAGTAATGCCACCACCACGGCAGCACCGACCTACCCGCGGCGTTCGCAAGGGACCGCCGAAGCCCGCTGGCGGCTCGGTTAATCGCAAGAATCCCATGGCCATTGACGAATCGCCAGTGGAAATCAGCGTAGAAGACATCCAGAGCTTCAATCCCTCGGTGAACATACTGATCAACGGCGAGCTCGGCGTCGGAAAGACGGTGCTGGCCGGAGGGCTGTCCGCGCTGGCTGGTGCCAGGGTCATGTTCTGTTCCACCGAGGAAGAGGGCATCGTGTCGGCCAAGCGTGCGGGCAGCACGGCAGGGCTTATCCGCGCACCATCGTGGGAGCACGCTGTCAGCGGGCTGCAATGGGGCATCAAGCACCTCGGCCCGAACGACTGGATGATCTTTGACTCCGGAACGCGCATGCATTACCTGTATATGCGCTGGATCATGGAAAAGGTCAAGGGCGTAAATCCTGAGCGCGACCTGGACACGCCTGGCCTGGACAATCATCAGAAGCTCCAGAACGGCTTCATGCGCTGGTATGACCAGATCGTCGCCGCGCAATTCAACACGGTTATGATTACCTCGCCGATGATCCTTGAAGGAAAGGACGGCGAGGAAAAGGTCATTCCCGGATTCTTCGACAGCAAGGGCAAGGTTTCACGGCACGTCAGCGCGCAAGCCAGCGTCATACTGTACTATGATGTGCAGCGGGACGAGGAGCTCGGCAAGGTAATCCGGCGCATATACGCGCAGCCGTGGCCACCTTATCTCGCAAAGGACCGTTACTCAGCCCTCGGGCCTGGCCAGCGAATAGAGGAGGAGGATTTCTTCGCCATGGCCAGATACGTGGAAATGATTTACAAAGCACGGGAAGAGACACTTGGCACCGCAGAAAGGCGACCCCGACGTCCTCGTCGACCCCGACAGCCAGCCCGCTGAATGGCTGCGCCTGCACCTCGGCAAGCGACATCCGGGAGTGCGCTTCCTAACGAAAGGGGAACACGCAGCTAATCACCGGCTTCAACAGCAATTCCTAGACCATGTACACGAGCAAGATTAGGCGGAAAAATGGTTAAGCTTCGCAAAGACGAGATCGCTGACCTGGACGTCGCGGACCTGGATGCCGCGGAATACAGCGAGAGCGATTTCGACAGCTACTCCGGGCGGATCCCGGACGACAATACCGAGCTCTACGGCTACGTGGCCGCGATGTGGTGGTGCCGCACGGCCGAGAAGGACGACGGCACTGGCCTTGACCCCATGATCAAGGTGCTCTGGATCGCGGCCGACAACGACGGCGACTACGCCGAATTCAACGGGCTGCCCGTGGTGGAGAATCTCGTCCTGGTCAAGGGCGCGAAATTCCGCTGGGCACCATTCCTCAACGTGTTCGGCATTACCCTCAAGGCCATCAAGACGGCTACCTACGTCGCCGAGGAAGACGACGAGCGATGGGGCGGAGCGCCGATCGAGAAGATCGGCACGTTCATTCCCGGCCAGGACCACGACGCTGCCTGGTCCCGCGTGCTGACCAAGAAGCGCTTCTACAACGAGCGCTGGTCGGCCGAGGCGAAGAAGTGGCTGCCCTGGGAAACGGCCGAGGATGAGGAATCCGTGGACGATTCCGCGGAGGAGGAAATCACCGACGAGGAAACGGCCGAGGAATACGAGGACACCGAGGCCGAGGAATACGAGGACGAGGGCGAGGGCGAGGAGGAGGACGCCGAAGACGAGCCGGAGGACGAGGAGGAGCCCGAGCCCGAGCCGCCAGCCCGCGGTCGTCGGCCTGCCCGTGCTGCCGCACCTGCGCGGCCAGCCCGCAGCACGCGCACAGCGGCCAAGCCTGCCGCGGCCAAGCCAGCGGGCAGCCGTACCCGCGGCAAGCCCGCAGCGGCAGCCTCATCGTCGCGTGGTCGCAAGCCCGCGGCTGCTGCCGCCAGCGGCAGGCCAGCCCGCGGCAAGGGCAGGGCTCCCGCCGACAACGAGCCGCCGTTCTAGAACGCGCACGGGGACCGGGCAGCGCACGGGGCTGCCCGGTCCGCGGCGTCTAGGGAGAAACAATGACTGACCACGTAGCACACGACATCAGCAATCTGGACGGGCTGATGGCTGAAATCGGCAGGCTGAATACCGCGAAAGGCTGGCGCGACCATTTTCCGCAGGACAAGCCCGGACCGCTGGCCGGTCCGTGGTTCGCGGCTTACTGCGCGCTGGCCACCAGCGAAGTGTCCGAGGCACTGGACGAATACCGGGTAAAGCGCTGGTCGGAAACGCGGGAAGACGGCAAGCCCATCGGCGTCGGGCCGGAACTGGCCGATGCGCTGATTCGGCTCCTGGATATGATTGACATCTGGGATATCGACATCAAGTCAGAACTGCTGCGCGTGCTGGAATACGGCTGGACACGGCCATACCAGCACGGTGGAAAGGTCCTGTAATGACCAGCCTTATCGCGCTGGTGATAATCAGCGCATATCGGCTCATTCCATGCCCGATTCGCCGGCTCTGGTCCTTCGGCACCAGCACCTCGGCACTAGCCATGGATGCCGCATACAACCGCGAAGGATTCAGTTCCTTCCGTTATGCCAAACTCGTTATTCACGGCGAGGGCGGAGATTGGTACTGGCTTGGCAATGCCTGATTATTCCAACCCGAACGGCGAAGCGCTCCAGATGGAGATTCCGGTGTATGCCGGAATAATGCGGCGCGACCCGTTCTTCAATAACCATCCGATGCGAGACCGTCCGGCCAATATGTGAGAAGGGATTACCGTGCCCCGTGTAGTCGTACTGGGATGCGGTCCGGCAGGGCTGGCCGCGGCGCATGCTGCGGCCAGTTCTGGCTGTGAGGCCATCATCATATCCAACACAGACCAGCCAAGCACCATATACGGCTGCCAGTATCTGCATGCGCCTATCCCTGGCTACGAGCGCGCATCCAGCGTGCGTGTCTCTTATCGTCTCGTAGGCACTGCTGAGCAGTACCGGCGCAAGGTATACGGCTACGAATGGGAGGGACCAGTAAGTCCGGAGGATTTCACGGGCGACCACGACGCCTGGGATATCAGGGAAACCTACGGGCTGCTCTGGCGCGACCTGATCGGCAGCATGCAGGTCGCGCTGATCAAGAAGTACGTCAAGCAAGGCATGATTCCGTTCGTCAACAGCCTGCGTCCGGACCTGGTCGTGTCGACCATTCCGGCGCAAGCGCTCTGCCAGGATCCCCGGCATGAATGGGGCTCGCACACGATATGGGCCGACGGCAGCATTGCCCCGTATATCAGCGGCGAGAACGAAGTGATATGCGACGGCACTCGGGAGCGCACGTGGTATCGCATATCCAACGTGTTCGGCTATCGCACGACCGAATGGGCGAGCAAGCCGCATTCCTCGGTCAAGGCTACGCCAGTCGTCAAGCCGCTGTGGACGAACTGCGACTGCCATCCCGAGGTGCTGCGCGCTGGCCGTTACGGTGCCTGGGAGAAGAAGCGACTGGTGCATGAGGTATATCCGGCGGTAATAGATGAGCTGGCAATCCGAGTGTGGTAACGAATTCCACGCTGGCTGGTGCAGGCACATTATCACCGGCCGGATATACCTGCGGATTACCAGAACGTACTTGAGAGGAGAACTTCCGATGACGGACAGCAACGAATGGGCAAAGGCCAGGGACCGTGACATACTGCGCACCGAGCAGCCCTGGCATGAGCCCGACGTAAGCCGCGGGCTGGTGCAGTGGGCACCGAGCGACTGGAGCCTGTTCCTTACCGGCGCGAACAAGCCCGTTGTCGCGCTGGACATAGACGGCACGCTAGGCGACTACCATCGTCATTTCCTCAACTTCGCCGAAGGCTATTTCGGCCGGCCGATGCCGCATCCCGAGGAGGCCAGGCATGGCGTGCGGCTGTCCACGTTCATAGGCGTGTCGCACCGTGAATACCGCGACTGCAAGCTCGCCTATCGGCAAGGTGCCCAGAAGCGGACGATGCCGTGCTATCCGTATGCCTCTGAGCTGGCCAGGAATATCCGTGCTGCTGGCGCTGCATTGTGGATATGCACGACTCGGCCGTATCTGCGCCTGGACAACATAGACCCGGATACCCGCGAATGGCTGCGCCGGAACAACATAGAATATGACGCGGTCGTATTCGAGGGAATAGACGAGGAATCCAAGTACGGCGATCTCGTTTCACAGGTAGGGCTGGCGCGTATAATAGCCGTATGCGACGACCTGCCAGGCCAGCTAACTGACGCGCAGGACCTCGGAATCGGCACCTGCTATCTGCGAGACCAGCCGTACAATCGCGGCGACAATATGCCTGGATTCCGGGTGACAAGCCTGGAGGAATTGTGGCAGGCAATAGAAGTCAACATAGGACTATGGATGGAAAGGCGATAAAGCCATGGAAAACACACCGACAGGACCCGTGGTCAAGTGGGGCGACGAGGCCATGTTTCAGGCGCAGCACGTGCCGACCGAGCCGCACGTGGCCATCGTGGATCTCACGCGCAATCCGCTCAAGGTCATGGCTGCACCGTGGCTCGGCTACCGCGGCCGATTCATGCTGCCGTATCAGGTCACCGACGAGGAAGCGCTGGCCTTTGCCGGCGACGCGCTGAAATCCAAGATAGCTGCGCCGCTGGAATGGTGCCAGCTAGCCGTTCTCATTACCGGCGTCAGCCGCGATTTCACGCATCAGATGGTGCGCCAGCGCACGGCCACGTATGTACAGGAAAGCATGCGCTTCGCCGTCAAGGACAACATGGTGGCTGAGCTTCCGGTGCCGTGGTCAATTCTGCACGCCAATGACCCGGACATGGTGGACCGCTGGCAAGCGCACGTGCTCGCTACCGGCTCGTTCTACGACTACCTGATAGGCAGTGGCATCCCGGCCGAAGATGCCCGCAAAGCCCTCCTCATCGGCACGACGACCCAACTGCACTACCGCACGAATCTGCGCGACCTGATCTCGCACTCGGGGCTCAGGCTGTGCAGCCAGGCGCAGGCCGAATGGAAGACCTACTGGCGCGAGTTTATTCGGGCAATCATGGAGGAATGCGACACGGCCGACCGCTGGCAGTGGCGGGAAATCATCAAGATGTTCCGGCCAGTCTGCTATGCCGATGGCCGCTGCCGTTTCATGGGCGAGCACGACCGCTGGTGCGTTATCCGCGACAGGGTACAAGCGCACGCAGCCCGCGGCGAGCAGCCTGAGGAATGGCACGACATCAACCCGCACGAATGCCTCCACCCGGAGGCAGCCCGCACGCAGGACAAAGCGTGGCGCATGTAATACTTCGGTAATACATGCAAAGAGCATTCAGGAATACGCGCTCGGTGCTATCATATCGAATAGGAGTAACAATGGACGAGTACGAAAGCACATGGGAGTTCGACGAGAAGCGCAGGGACGCAGCCTTTGATTTCCTGACAGCGGTAGGGTTCAATCCGAACCCCGACGCAATAGGACAGCTCGCCGGACCATTCGCCACTGCCCTGGAAATCATATGTACCCGAGGGTACACGGATGCTGACCAGGACCCTGACGAGACTCCGTTCTGGCTTGCCCGCGGCTGGAAGGGCGTCGTGCACGATATCCTGGACAATGCCCTGCGCCTCAAGTATTTCTCGTGGCAGAAGAATCGGTTCTACCCGAACGGTGCCCTGGACATAATCAATTTCGCCGGTTTCTACCTGCGCGCTGGCAATAAGCGCAAGCGATGGGGCGAAATTGGAGAGCCAGGCTAGATGACCAAGATTCGGTTCTTCAACCTGCACGGGCACAGCACGTTCAGTCACGGCGACGGACACCGCACGCCAGCGCAGCACGTGATCCGTGCCTGTCAGCTCGGGTATGCAGGGCTGGCGCTTACCGAGCACGGTGGCGTCAGCTCGCATTTCCAGTTGGAGAAGCATGCGCTGGCCGCGGGCATAAAGCCCGTGTTCGGGCTGGAGGCATATACCGGACCAGTGGGCGAACTGGCGCAGCGGGTAAAGTACCACCTGACCATTCTAGCGAAGGATGTCAATGGATACAGAAATCTCAATCGCCTTGTCACCCAGTCTTGGCGAGATCATTTCCAGCATCCAACGGTCAGCGGAGCAAATCTGCAAAGCCATTCAGAAGGCTTGGCAGTCCTGTCTGGATGTACTGGCAGCCTACTCGCGTGCACTACTATCGGCGGCAAGGGAATTCCTAAGCCAGATACTCGAGATGGTTATGACTGGGATGGAGCCCGACTCGTCATCAGCAAGTTTGCCGCTCTACTTGGAGCCGATTACTTTCTCGAGGTCCAGCCATTCCACGAGCTCGAGGACACGTGCCGAATCAATCCCGCGTATGAATTGCTGAGCAAGGAAATGGACGTGCCGCTGGTGGTGACCTGCGACGTCCATTATCCGTTCCCCGAGGACCACGTGATGCAAGCCGTGCTGCATGCCGTGCACCGCGGCAAGCACACTGTAGAGGAGACCATGCGGGAATGGAATTACAAAGTGCCGATGACGCTGCCCGAGAGCGACAGGGCACTGCACGAGCGTCTAGTGAAGACGGGGCTGAGCAGAGGCGCAGCCTGGCAGGCTATTCTCAATAGCGAGTACATTGCCGAGATGTGCAATGTAACCTTGCCGAAGGCGGAACGGCTTACCTACCCGATAAGCGCGAAGGACCTGGAGCCATGGTAACAAAGGAAGACATTAAGGACCCGCGATTTCCGGCTGCCGTCACTCTGCTCGGGCGCACTGGTGCAGACGAATTCCAGATACGATTCAGCCCCGAGGACGAGCCGCCGATTACCTGGACAGCCCTGGGACGATGGGGCAAGCGCTGGGAATGCGCCGCAGCCATGGATCCGCTATCCGCGATATTCCGGCTGTGCGACGAGGTCATTGACGGCGGACAGTGCACGCACTGCAAGAAGCCCGCTGGCTTCGAGTCAAGCATGGACGAGATGCCGCTCAATCAATTCGTGTGCTGGTATCAGTGGGACCCGAGCACTAAGGAATTCAAGCGAGGCTGCGCGTAATGGTACTGCGTAACGTGCTGGCCGACACCAGCGCGATAGCTGCCGAAGAGCTCCTGTGGAAATGGTGCAGGTACGGCTGGAACTACCGCCGGCTCGGCGCGCAGCCCGTAGCCGTGCAAGACTGGCACGGTGCGCGCATCAAGCGCGAGATGGATATGATCCTCGGTAAAGGGCTTGCCGATTTCTTTCTTTTCACCTCGGACGTGCTTCGGTGGGCGAAGGACAACGGCATCCCGATCGGGCCTGGCCGCGGCAGCACCGCAGCGAGCGATGTGGCTTACGCTACGCGGATAACAGAGATCAATCCCCATAGGTATCCGGGCATGCTGTTCGAGCGCTTCCTGGACGAGACACGGCACGACCCGCCGGACATTGACGTGGATTGCAGCGACGAGCGCAGGCATGAAGTCTACAATTACATAGCCCGGAAATACGGACCTGAATGCGTAGGGCACATCGCTACGTTCACGCGGTACAAAGCGAAGAACAGCCTGGCCGACGTGGCGCGTGTCTACAACATTCCTGCCTTTGACAAAGAGGTCGTCGCTAACCTGGCCATTGAGCGGTCCGGCGGCGATGCGCGTGCCAACATGTCGCTCCAGGACACGATTGACATGTTTCCTAAGGCACGCGCCATAGTTGATAAGTGGCCGGACCTGGAGAAAGCATGCAGGCTTGAAGGTGACGTGCGCAATATGTCCGTGCACGCTTGCGGGCTGATGGTGGCCAATAGCCCGCTGACGGATATCTGCGCGGTATACGAGCACAAAGGCGAGCGCGTCGTTTCCATTGATAAAGTGGATGCCGAGTACGCTGGCGCGCTCAAGCTCGACTTCCTCGGGCTGGCAGCCATGGGCATGATAGCTCGCTGCCTGGACATGGCCGGAATAACATTGGAGGACTTGTATGCAATACCAGATACAGATCAGGACACCATTGACCTATTCCGCAGAGGGGATGTCATTGGCGTATTCCAGTTTGCGGGCAGAGCGACACGGCTCGTTCTCCGTGATGTGCGTCCAGAGCATTTTCGCCACCTTGTCGACATCAACGCTCTATCTCGTCCCGGACCGCTATTTTCTGGGCAGACCGCTGCGTATTGTGATGTCCGCCACGGCCGAGCGCAGCCGGTAAGCCTGCACCCGATCATTGACGAGATCACTGCCCTTACCTACGGGCAGATGATTTACCAGGAGCATATCCTGGAATGCCTGAAGCGCGTCGGGGATATGAAATGGACCAACGTGCACCACATCCGGCGCATCATAGCGAAGAAGGCTGGCATCGCGGCGTTCCAGCAGAACTTCCAGCTATTCGCCGACGGTGCCCGCAAGCAGCACGGCATTGACGAGAAGCTGGCCGAGCAGATATGGCAGTTGCTCATCACCTCGGGCAGCTACGCATTCAACATCGCGCATGCCGTTTCCTATACCATGCTCAGCTTCTGGACGGCATGGCTGAAGATCCATTACCCG